GCGGACACAAAGGCAACAAAGATGCTTGGATCCATGGCTTCCATGGCTTTGGGGCCATATGCGAAGCCCGCAGAAATTGCTTTTGAAGCCGGTTCGGCTATTGCTAGACATATGGGTTTTTCCCGACCAGAGAACACTGAACCTTTAGCTCCCATGGATTTGAAGATGTACGGCCAAATGGCAGTTACAGACAAGAATGACACCATGGAGATATTGGCTTTATCTACAGCTAACCAGGTCGCTGTGCCTAGTGAGTGCATCTCTATACCGAACACAGACACAGACATTTTAAATTTGTCAAAGAGATACTCTTACTTTGGTACTGCTACTTGGGGCATTGCCTCAGCCGTTGATTCAGTCATCAATTCCACAGCTGTTACCCCTATGGTTACAGTGCTCAACGACACAGAAATTCACAGCCCAATCATTTCATACATGTCTAAGCCCTTTGCATATTGGAGAGGAACAATCAAGTACAAAGTGCAGGTTTTCGCTTCGGCTCAACATAAAGGTAGACTGCGTATCACTTGGGATCCTTATCCTACCGCGCAAATAAACAATGGAGATTTTTTCAACACACCATACACGTACATACTAGATTTGGATGAAACGCGTGAAATTGAGATTGAAGTTCCTTACTTTCGAGTTAAACCTTTTGCTTCTATTTTGCCTTATTCAACGCCTATCAACAACACTGCCCAAACTCCCACTGCTGGACGTGATAATGGAATTTTGAATGTTCACGTTCTCAACAACTTAGTGACTCCCAATACTACTGCAGCATCTTCAGTTTATGTCAATTTTTGGATAGCAGCAGGGGATGACTTCGCAGTTTTTGTGCCACAAAACGACAATTTAGCACAGGAGTCATATTTTGCAGCTTCGGCCACTTTTGGACCAACTACGGGTGCGCATGTTCATGAGATAGTGCAAGGTGAATCTGTCACTGACATTTTGGCTTTGTGTAAAAGAGAAACTTTGTTTGCTTACTATCCAACTGGTTATTCTGGAGATCTTGGAGCTCGTGTGTTCATTACTTTGACAGAATTTGACAAACCGTTTTATTACGGCAAAAAAGGCGCAAATGTTGGGAGGTTCTATGCAGGTGTCGTCGGACAATCATGGGACCTTTGTCGACCAAATTTCATTTCACATTTTGAACCATGCTTTGCTTTACGAAGGGGTAACTACAAATCACGCTACAATGTTGATTACATCAACACTGCTTTTTCTCATAGCGTAGGAGGCATTTACACAATTTCAGAAGTCGCCAACAAAGGATTTAGCATCACAAAAGCCCAAGACTTGAGTACAACAAACACAGCTTTAAATACAACTGGGCCTTATGCCGCTGCCAAAGTTTTTTGGGCCAACACTGCAGATGGTGGAGTTGCAGCAACAGTTACAAATCATGCTTGGAATGGAAACGTTGCAGCTCGCTTTCCATATTATGATGATGCATTGGCAAAGCCTTGCGGGAGGGTTACCAATGTTACAGATGCCAACACCGAACATGGAAGATCTCACACGCTTCATTTGCGCTTGGTCAAAGCTACCACACAGAACAATTATTTGTCGAATATAAACATAATCCGCTGGGTTGCTGCAGCCGAGGACTATTCATTGCATTTTTTCATAAGCACGCCAATAACTTTTACTGTTCCCATACCATAAAATAT